GAAACAAGATTTATCTGTTTGACTACATCGTGCTGGAGGGTGAGTACCAGCTAGGGACTACCTTCGCAGAGCGCGAGAAAATTCTGAAGGAGAGATTCGAGCCATACATCGGAGCGGAGAGTGAGTCGCATTGGCTGGCAAACGAAGATGTGTGGCTGGCTAAAACGAAGCTAGGGAGTCTGTCTCATATCTTCAAGGGTATGCACAGGCCAGAAGATGAAGGGCTGGTGTTGAAAGATCCAAAGGGCAAACTCCGAGACTGTGAAAGGGAGAAAACAAACGGACACTGGCAAGTGAAAGTGCGGCATCCAAGAACCAATTTTTCGTGGTAAGGAAAGGATAGGGAATGGAATTAAAACCAGATGAAAGGAATGTGCTGTCAGACTTGCAGCACGACACAGCGTTGCAGGATATGGCTCGTTTTGCGGGTGAGGAAGGCAGCGAGTACGTTGACCATTGGGTGTCCTATTACGCTTGTCAATACGATTGCATCAAGATCACAGATGCCAGGGTGTTCGAGATCCTGAACGCGATCCTAGCCGACGATTGCTTTGAGTTTGAGGGAGAGGAGCCAGAGCCAGAAGCCTGGGAGAATCCCAACAACACCTACCGGGAGAACAGGCGCGAGTATCTGTTGAGCTACGGCCCTGAAACATACTTTGAAGCAGGAATGGAGGACGACTGATGATGCGACAAGCCATGATAGCCGAAGGGGGTATCTCCAAGCTGCTCCATTCGATAGCCAAAGACATTGATGTTTCACCGAAGGAGATTATTGACGCTATGCGGGAGCTACATCGGTACATCGTGCTGGTGGAGCGCAAGTGTGACGAAGTGGAGATCCAAGCGAACAGAAGGAGGTTTTTTTAATGAGCAATTTACCGCCGGGAGTGACAGAGGGAATGATCCCAGGGAACAGGCCGTGGGATCTGGCAATCGAGAAGCTGTTTGACGAACTGGATGGGATGATCGTCACGTTCTTGAACGACAGTGAGATTGTGGACAAGGCCGACATACCTCAAGTGCTGCGAGACTTGCTGACAGGGTACGAGCGAGAACTACTGGAGCGAGACCTACTGGACAACGGCAGACCGCATGGAGTCTCCCCAACGATGGGCGAGTGTGATTGTGACGAGTGCCAGAGGTACGACTACCTGTTTAACCAGCGGCCCCAGGGCAAGCTGGTCAACCGTTGCCGATTTTGCGGGGAGATCCCGGAGGATTGCGAGTGCAGCAAAGGGAGGGGGAGTCGTGAGCCGCTTACTAACGGATAGGGAGCTGACGATGATACTGGCTGCGCTGCGACACTGGCAGTTGGAGAAACAAACGAAGGTCGGCTGGTGTCCCGGCTGGTTCGCAGGACTCGGAAAACCCATGACCTTAGACGAGATCGACAATTTGTGCGAGAGAATTAACCAACGTGAATTTGAGGAGGGAAAATGAATTTACTACACAGAGCAGTTTTCGCAATCAGGCATTGCATGACAGGGGAGGAGGGCGCGTACCACCTGGATCAAATGAAGATCACGAAGTACGTTGCCCAGGCCACGAATGGATGGATAGCCGTGGAGGTCCAGACCAACGGCGAAGATCCGACCATGTTCCCATCAGGGAGCGCAGGAATGAAAGCAATCGAGCCAGTGTCCGACGAAGTGGAGGAGATCAGCATATCGAAAGAGACAGCCGATGGGATCTTTAAGGCACTACCGAAGAACGGTCACTTGCCTGTGTTGCAGAACGCTATGGTGGGCGCAGACGGTTGCGAGTGTGTGCTGGCGGTGACGGACCTGGACAGCAGCAGGATCTTCAAGGCACAAGCACCGAACAGTAATTTCCCGGACCTGGATAAAGTGAGGCCCACAGAGGAGCCATTGGCTACGTTCACCCTGGACGCATACCTCCTGAACGAGTTGCTGAAGGTGATGAGGGACTTCAACGGAATCAAGAGGCAAGAGACACCCTTGCTGTTTGAGGTCTATGAGAACGATCCGAAGGGCAACAAGCCCATATCCTTTCACGCGAAGAACGACACAGGGCAAAAGATGAGAGGTTTAATCATGCCCATGCACGGCCACAATGCGGAGGATTTTCGATTCAAGACTGAGGAGGAGATCGAAGCGGATTGGCAGAAGGCGCGAGAGGCAGCAGATTTAGCAGCGATAGAGGAAGTGAAACGGCAAGACGCAGAGGAGGAGGAGGAGGAGGATAACGGCTACATGATGGAGGAGGACGATCCCACGCAGCAGGACGCGCTCCAGGAGTTAGCCCAATCATCAGGGCCGTACACAGGCGACGATGTGATGAGAACACCGAAGCCAGAGGACACCGAGAGTCTGCCAGGAGTTGAATAGCAACCGCCGCTCACCTTAGAGGGTGGGCGTTGTGGCTAGTCAAGGTGATTAGTCAGTAACCGAGTGGAAAGGATAGGGAGACTATGTTTACAGTCACTTACAAAGGGTTCCCGGTTGCCTGTGAAACGGCAGCGGAAGCAGTTGAGTTCATTGATGCTGCTGATAGGCCATCACCAGGGAGCCGAGCCAGAATCACAGCCCCGGTGACGACCACCAGGCCGACGAAGCGGAAGCCCAGGAGGACGAAACCTGACAGGGCAGAGAAAAACAAGCGCAACGCGAAGGCGCGAGCTGCTTACCTGTCGAAGCATCCCAAAGAGGAGACAACGACAACGACGAGCCGACTCCAGGCACTACCGTCGAAGCCGACCCATATTGGCCGGGGGAAAGGGAGCCGAGCCAGGACTTCCCAGGCTGTCATTGACACACTGAAGCGCAGCCCATCACCGTTGACGCTGGATGAGATTGACACGGACCTGGAGAAATCTGGCTGGCCCTACAGAGGCGCAGACCGCAAGGGCGCGATCCGGGCCACACTGTCTCGGCTGAAGGTCAACGGCACGGTGTCCACCTTCCTGCGTGGTTCGGGCATTGAAGCCTTGCAGATGTTTCGGTTGGAGCGCACCAACGGGGACACACCAACGCCAGTGGAACAGGTGTTGAACGGTTCCACCAGGGAAGAACGCGCAGAGGTCGAGGACTCCGAGGCGCAGATGGCTCAGGACGAAGCCAGAGCAGACGCGGAGGGTGATCCAGACGCGAGAGAGTTCTAGGGCGATACGCTCACCTTGGAGGGTGGGCGTAATGGCTCTAAAACGTGCGAAACACTGGAGGAAAGATGAAACCAATTTGTATTCCGTGTCAAAGATTCTTCAAGGTTATCAAGAACGATTACTACTTCACTGAGGGGAGTCCAGCTACCCGTGGGACGAACCCGGCAATCGCTGACAAGGGCCATTGGAAGCCCTACCGGATTTGGGCCGGGGATCAATACAAATGCCCTGGTTGTGGTACGGAGATCATCAGTGGGATCGGTCACGGTCCACTGGCTATACAGCACGAACCTGACTTCAAGGCAAAGCACAGCTCATTGGGCGCAGACCGACTTCAAGTGAACGGATAGGAGGAAGGATGAAGAAGAAATTTCGAGTCAGTTGGACGGAGGATCACTGTGCCGTGGTTGAGGCCGAAGATGCGGCTGCGGCCCATAACCAAGTCCACAACGAGGACAACCACTGGAAGCCTGGAGAGACTTTTGTTGACCAGCAGACGGTGGACATTTCAGAGGTAAAGGAGGTCAAAAATGGGTGACAGATGTTGGTTGCAATTCAGTTGTCGAAAGAGCGACCTGAAGAAAGTTACTGAACAGTTTGGTGGGGTGTCTATTCACCCAGGAGATCCAGAGGAGCATCCCTTTAGCGAGATCATCGACGATGAGAAAACGTGGCTGACAGGCGAAATCGACGAGATCAACTATGGGGGCATCGACGACCTTGAGAAGTTAGCCGAAGCGGAGATTCCCTTCACTGGCTCCAGTGGAGCAGGGGGAGGATACGGGCCAGCGGTGTTCGCGTGTGCTGGAAAGAAACTGTTCCTCATGGGAGCCTCATGGGATGGTTATCCCTACGTCGAGATCGGCCCCGATGGTGAGCATATACCCAAGGGCGTGGATCAGCTAATCCGGGAGTATTACCTCGTCCTGGACGAAGCCAAGAAGATCGTCGAAGCCCCGCCAATTCCCATCGAAATGACGAACTGTGCTGGCCCATGCAAAGGGCCAATCAAGAAGTCCGATGCAGAGAACCTGTGTTTTTGCTGTGGACTCTATTTCTGTGATGCCTGTTGGGATTCGCACGACCAATGTGAGTTGTGTGTCAACTGTGGGCAGATGCACATAACAACCCCCTGTCCAGTCTAAGGAGTGTGATTGATGCCCGTATATCTCGACGGTGATGAGAAGGAAAAGAAGAAGCCGAAGAAGAAGAAGAAGAAGAAGGACGATGTGTTTCTACCCTACTGGCTGGACGTTGAAAGGCAGAGAAAAGTGAAGCTGTATAACGACACGGCATCAATGACAGGTCGGGATCTGTTCAAGCGAGTCTTGTGGGTGGGTGGTTGCATTGTCGGAATGATAGCAATCGGGGGAAGGAGTTGTGGTTTATGAAACGAGCAGCGATTTACGCGAGGATCTCCACGCTGCGTCAGGATGAAGGGATGCAGGTAGCTGACCTCCGGGAGCTGGCGCAGCGACACAAGTGGGAGATCGTCACCGAGTACATTGACAGGGGTGTGAGTGGATCGAAAGAGTCTCGGGCTGAACTGAACAAGCTGATGAAGGACGCGAAACGCAGGAAGTTTGATGTGGTGATGGTCTGGAAGTTTGATCGGTTCGCCCGGAGTCTCAAGCACCTGATTACCGCTCTGGCAGAGTTCGACCACCTGGGTATTGACTTCGTATCCCACCAGGAGGCCGTGGACACATCGACACCAGCCGGGAAAGCCCTGTTCAGCATGATTGCTGTCATGGCTGAGTTTGAGCGAGAACTGATCCACGAGCGCGTGATGGCTGGCCTGGAGAACGCGAAACGGAAAGGCGTTCAACTCGGCCGGCGGGAGACTCGATTCAATGTGAATGAAGCGATCCTGATGAGGAAGGAGGGGAAGTCCTGGAGGGCGATTGCCAAGAAGTTGGGCATATCCAGGACAGTTGTCTATAGGCGTTTGACCAGGGGTGTGTGATTAAATATATTTAATGGTGAGTGGTTCACCAGGGGAATGTTAGGACAAGTCAAACTGGAGGATAGGGAATGAACAACAACGTAATCAACCTTCCGTTGGAGAGCATCGTCCTCTCCAAAACCAATCCACGCAAGCACTTCGACCCGGAGCAGCTCACGGAGCTGGCCGAGAGCATCAAGGCTCACGGAGTGCTGCAACCGATCTTGGTCCGACCCAACGGCAAGAAGTTTGAGCTGGTCGTCGGTGAGCGTCGATTCCGGGCCAGCAAGGAAGCCAAGATCAAGACAATCCCGACGATCAGCCGAGAGCTGACGGACAAGGAGGCTGTTGAACTTCAGTTCATCGAGAACCTCATGCGCGAGGATCTCAAAGCGATTGAGGAAGCCAGGGGTTATCAGTACATGATCGACAAGCTCAAGTACACCGCCGATGGGCTGGCCGAGAAGATCGGCAAGAGCAAAGCCTATATCTATGGTCGGCTGAAGCTGGCGAACTTGTGCAAGAAAGGCCAGGAGGCATTGGAGGAGGAAGTAATCTCTAACTCCATAGCCCTGCTGGTCGCCCGTATCCCTGGTGAGATCAACCAAGGGACAGCCATCGAGGAGATTGTAGAGGGACAGTGGGGCGACGAGTCGATGAGCTTTCGAGAAGCCAAGGACCACATCGAAGAACGCTACATGATCCGACTCAAGGGATCTCTGTTCTCCACGCAGGATGCGAAGCTGACCGAAGCTGGACCCTGCACCACCTGTCCCAAGCGCACCGGGAATCAGAAGGATCTCTACCCCAACACGAGTGCAGACGTATGCACCGACCCAGGCTGCTTCCGGGCCAAAGAGGAAGCCCATAAGTTGGTCCTGGTGCATAAAGCTGAAGCCCAGGGTAAGAACGTCCTGTCGGGTAAGGATGCTGCGAAGGCTATGCAGCACAACAGCACCCTGGTCCCCCTCTCGACACGGAATTGGGAGGATGGAAAGTCCCGGACCTACGCGGAACTGCTCGGCAAGAAAACTCCTGAGATCACACTCATTGAAACCCCCGGTGGCTTGATCCCTACCGTGAAAAGATCGGAAGCCGATGAGGTCTTACGAAAGAAATTCAAGTGGGCGCGGGATGCCAAGGACGACAAGGAGAAGGAGAACCTCAAAAGTAAGAAGGACAGGGACAAGAAGGCTATTCAGACCAAGGCTTTCAAGGAAATCCTGGTCCTGGTCGCTGAGAAGGCCAAGAAGCTGATTGCCACCGACGACTACTGGCTCTTTCTCGCTAAAGCCATTATTGATGGTATCTGCAACCACGACCAAACTGCGGTCCTCGTCAAGCGACGAGAGATTGACATTACCAAGTGCGAACGTCAGTGGGGAGGGGTTGATTACGGGAAGGCTCTGATCCGTCACCTGGAGAAAGCGAGTGGGGCCGAGCGACGAAGCCTGATTGCCGAAATGCTGGTGCAGCGGAGCGGTGATCGGGATTGGGAAGGACACTTGAGTTCCACCTACACCGATGCGTGCGAAATCTACGGTATCGACCGAAAGATGGTCGAAGCTGTGGTGAAGAAACAACATGGCAAGAAGAAGGTCAAGCAAACCAAGCAACCACTACTGGAGGGAAAATGAAATTCTACCAAGGCAAAAGAAGTGCGAATGAATTGTCAGTCTGTGTGAACGGACGAAGGGATCTGCCATTGAGACACATCAACTTCCACTCACCGGATGGGTTTGAGTGGGGTTACGGGGGCAGCGGTCCTGCGGATCTGGCTCTAGCTATCCTGGTGGACTTCCTGGAAGAAGATCCGAAGAAAGTTCTGCCCTACGCGCTGGCTGGCAAAGGGGAGAAGTCAGCAGCGGTCCATGCTCACCAACGGTTCAAGGATAAATTCATCGTGTGTTTGCCGAAAGACCACTGGAGGCTGACAGAAGATGAAATCAAGAAGTGGTACTACGGTGTGATCGGTGCGCTGTGTAAGGACTGTGGGCAGGGGATGAAGGAGTCGGATGGGTGTCGCCTGTTCGGGATACCGATGAAGGATGGCACTACCGCTGATCCAATCAAGCACGGAGAAGAAAAGAGATCGGATTGGGGTAGTGATGGAGAGCGGTGTCACGACTGTGGAGCGAAGGTGGGTCACTACCATCACCCAGGCTGCGACGTAGAGGAGTGTCCCGGCTGCGGGGGCCAGCTTTGGGGCTGCGAGTGTGTGCTGTATGACAAAGACGAGGAAGAAGATGGAACTGAAGAAGGAGTCGGTTAAGCCTGGGAGCAACGGTCAGATGGGTTGGTGGTATGAAATCACGCCACTGACCTTCGACCGCTACAGGATCATCCTGACGGACGGTGACTTCGTTGACGATGGATGGTGATACGCTGATCTGTTGTCAGCGGTCGCTGGCTTCGCTTCGTTCAACCCTGAAACATGGGATGAGCCTGAAGGCTGGATCAGGAACCTCAGTACGGGTCGTCGTCGTCCTGGTGGCGACCCAACCAAAGAGTACGTCCACCGTTAAGTCAACCAAGATCTAACATTCCCCCGGCGCGAAGCGCGCCGGTCCCACGCGCAGCGCGCGGGACTATGCAGCCTCTTCCGGAGGCTCGTCAACGATCTCCCCTTCGGGAGCATCCGGATCCGCATCTCGTGGTGGGTTCCCCAGGAGGACCGCAGCCTCCTGCATGAGCTGATCTTCCATTCTCCGGTGGTCGCTGTTCATGCGGGAATACCGCTCCAGCCAACCCTTTAATTTATTGCTGAACAGCCTCTCCTCGAGTAGGTTCCTATCAAAGCTCTCCTTTTGCTGAAGCATCATTCGGGAGAGACTGTCAACGTCTTGCTGGTCGTGGAGCTGGTCTGATCGATCGGACTTCACAAGGGACTGTTCGGGAGGTTTATCTTCGGTCATGAGTATCCTCCAAAGTATGTTTTTGATTTTGCGGGTCAGCCAGGATCTTATCATGCCTAGAAGCTCACCTTTTTCTGATGGTTATCATCGAAGTACTTCTCCACGGGCCAGAGGTGGTAGTCGTGCAATCCTCGGCCGAGTTTGATGCGGATCCGCTGCTTCATGTTCCAGTATTCCCAGGAGGTAATCTGGAGGAATTTAACACAGTCGATCTGTCTCTTTCTATACTTGGTCTTCATCCTGAACAGCTTGAGCTCAACGGGGGTGAGGACGCGGCTGCAGACGATCTCGAAGTCAATGACGAACTCCTGAAGGCGAGGGTAGTCAGCGAGCTGGCCTGGGTCAGCTTCAGAGAGGACCTCGTACTGGGAGAAGCACTCGATAAAGATATGAGTGGCAGCATCCCTAGAGATGGTGGGATCGTCGTCAATGGGAGTTCTCAATCAATCAATATCATCCAGGAGGTTGGCGAGTTCATCTTCGAGGGGAACGGCTTCCTCGAAGGGAGTGTCGTAGACACTCGTTGTTTCGGCCTGGTCCTGTGTCGGTGGCGCCGAAGTGGGCGGCTCCGATATTGGCGATTGGTCCTGATCTGGGACACTGGTGTCCGGGATGGAATTATGCAAAGAAAAGAGATCATCCGGATCTTCTGATTTCTCGGTTTCGACGAGAAGTTTGGTAAAGAAATCAGCGAAGTCTTCTTGATTCATAGTGTTAAGAGCAAAAACGGGTTAAATAGTCAAAATCCGTGCAAGGGAAATAAGGGCTTTCACCCTCTTTAAGTCAATGATTCTAAGACCGTAAGGGGTATAAAAT